TGTACAGATCCTCAACTCAAGTTATGCTTGATCGACTTGAGAAAAGAATATCAAGATTAGAGCTGATGGTTGCTACATCAACAATAAGTATTTTTATAGGAGTCATAACCCTGGTTATGAAAGTTTAATGGATGAAAAATATTATAGTAATTTAAGATATATGATTTACATAAAACAGTTAGGTAAAAAAAAACCGAGCGTATGCATAGAAGTATTAGGTATGGAAAATATGGATGAAGCTCAGGAAGTTGCAACAAATTTAGACGGTATGTTAGGTGATGGGATCTTAACAGATACCGGAGAAAGGATAATACATTGATGTTTGGTTCGATAGTTTCAGGGATCACTAGCTTAGCTGGTGAGTGGTTAAAAGGTAAAAAAGAAAAAGCAAAGCTTAAAGCTAAAGTTGAGCTGACAAAATTAGAAGCTACAAAAAAGAAAATTGAAACGGACGGTGAGTGGGAGAATATAGCTCAGGCAAATTCACAAGGATCCTGGAAAGACGAATTATGGACCGTTTGGATGGTTTCTGTCCTGACACTTTGCTTCATCGAGCCGATGCAACCAATATTAAAACAAGGATTTATGTTTTTAGAAAGCCTACCATCATGGCTTAGTACGGGGATTTTAATTAGTATATCTGCAAGCTTTGGGATTAAGGGGATCTCAAGTTTTATAAACAAAAAATGACAATGATAAATGGATCCAGCGACAATACTTGTAGGTATACAACTTGCGAAAAAATCTTTTGAAGCAGTAAAAAATAGCATCAGTACAGCTAAAGATATCGGCTGTGTAGTTGATGATATAAACAATTTCTTTGAGGGAGCTAGTCAGGTTCGTGAGGTAGCTAGAAAAAAAAGCAATAGCATCGCATCGCAAATTGGATTGAGAAGAGTTGTTGAAGAAGAGATCCAAAAAAAATTACTTAAAGAAAAAGAACAAGAGCTATCAACTTTGATCAATATGAGATTTGGTCCTGGAACCTGGGGTCAGATTATGAAGATAAGAGCTGAAAGAATTAAACAAGCTAAAGCAGAAGCTAGACAAAAACAAATAGAAAGACAAAAACAGCTAGAAGATCTAGCGTATACTTTGTTAGTAATAGTCGGAGTCATAGTAGGAGCTGGCTTAATAATATTTGCCTTTGAATATTTATGAACTATATAGTGTTAGGTAAAGAAGCTGAGTTCTATGTCGCTTACTATCTATCTAAACTTGGTTATGAAGCTTCCGTAGTGAATCATCAAGGCTATGATATTGTAGCTGAAGTAAAAAATAAAACTATAAAAGTAGAGGTAAAAGGATCTCGATCTAAAATTAAAGATAGAAATGGATTTAGATTCGCAACAAAGCAAGGCGCATATAAAAACAAAAGATATTTAACACAACAAATGAATAGTCATATAGTTGCTTTTTGTTGCATGATGGATACGCCTAGAATTTTTTTCAAACCTACCCATAAGATAACGTCAATATCTCATAGTATATATAGTATTCACTTTCAAAATAAAGATTTAGAAAAAGAATCATTTGAGCAAAGTTTAAAGCAAATAAGTCAGGTAGTTTACCTCCAGGCATCCTCAGAAACTTAATCCTGGAGGATCCTAGAGGGTCGTTTTTTAGGCTATAGCTCGAACAGATCGGACTTTTCCTAGCTGGCGCTTGATATATCCTTTTCGCTCTAATTCATTTACATAATAATGAATCGTGCTATATCCTTTTGTAGATAATCCCATATAATTAATCATATCATCATAGCTAAGACCAACCTTAGATTTTTTCTGATGATCTAAAATATAATTATAAAGCTTTTCTTGTTTTGGTGTAAGATTTGTATCAATCATTTTTTTTCTCCACTATCTTAATAGATTTAGATCGCATAGGAGGTCGAGCTGGAACGACATATTCTTTACGAGGAGCATTCATTACCCATCTTATCTCAAGATCGTCAGCTACACCTCTTTCATGGTTAGCTAACTTACTCATTAAGTATGCAGTACATTCATCTTTTATTTTATTACCTGACTTAATAAGTTCCTGAGCATCTTTAAGTTTTTCTACCATTTCTAAATCTACTTGGTTTAGTTTAATAGCTGGTGCATCAGGTTCAGATTTACTATACGTTGCAGATCCGTCAAATGGATTAGCTACCGGATAAAAATCATAGACACCCTCAGCTTTGTAAGTATTAACTCTTTTTTGAAAATCAACTACAGCTTCAGATATCTCTTCTTGTAGTTTAGGATCCGGTCCATAAACAAATACTCTATGAAATACACCACGATACTTAATAGATATAATTGACCATTGAAACCCTGAACACATCATTAATCCCTGAACCTGGATAGGTCCTCGAGATGGAGCTGGTACATCCTCCGGTCTTACAGAAGTGTTTTTAGCTTCAAGTATCCCTACTCCATTGAGAGTTATTTTATTTTCTTTGTTCATAACATATATACCTTTATCGACATCTGTTTCGATCGTAAGGTTTTCAGCAAGAGCTGTTCCGTCAGCTGATCCTTGAAGCGGTAATGTTTTATGAACAAATGGTTCTTTAATCTCTGTAGATAATTGAGTTAGACCGATCTTATCAGCTCCAGCTTTAAGTATATCAGCTTCATCATTATCACCCCACCAAGCGGGACTATATTTATCACTCTCAAATACAGTTTGTTTACCATCGTTAGCATTACATATTTGTTTTAATATATCATTTTGTGAGGTTCTATCATTGTATCCCATAATCATATTAATTATAGAACAACTAGCCTTTTTGTTATCAGTAATTTTACCAACCATTGATAACCCCCAATACTCTTAATACAAGATATGAAAAGGATATAATAAGACCAGCTACTAATATTCCAGCTAGATTATTTCTAAGATTTTTGATACTAAATATCTGTCTGATCTGTTCAGCTAGTCCAGGTTGATCATACAACATATTGTGTCCAGGATTTTTTGACCGAATATATATTATGCGCATATCTTTGTCGTAATACATAACCATGCGGTCCTTATCCTCACGGATGACACATCCCTTAGTTTTTTTTGTAGATTGCTTTATCATTTTCTGCTCCTTTATAAAAATGAAACGTCTAAATGAAAGATAGATACAAGATGTAGATTACTTTATGCGCCTAAAATCGTGAACATAATTACCAGGTAATTCAGATTCATCAGCTGACTCAAGTAAAAAACGATGAGCTTTATAACATTCAAACTTAGCCATAAATACTTTACGATGAACCGGTAGTCTAAGTTTACTTATCTGATCCAGCTCCTCTGCTAACTGTTTGAATGTTTTTGTTGCTGAAATAATATGTGAATTATCCATAAGCGGAATCGTTATACGATTTGCTTGCTTACCATAAATATGGTTTTCGTAATTCTTTGCATTTTGTTTCTGCTTTTCATTCATATTATTTCTATTTTAATTTCCATATTAATAATTTAAACGACAAGTTTTTAACTTTATCGTGTTAGCTACCTTGACATTTTTTATCTCATCAGCGTAATTTTTAGCATTTAATGATTTTGAAAAAAAAGAATTTTTATAGTGGTTTGAACGTATCTCAAAAAATATTTCACTTACGTTAACAAACAATGGACAAGGCGTTAAAACCTTGTGAGCCTTGCCTTTTAGTATGCATACCAATCCAAGGTCTTCAAACTCTTTTACAGTTGCGCTTGCAGTTTGTCGAGTTATTTTACATTGTTTGGCTAAAGCTGATATATGTAATTTAGTGTCAGAATAGTGTGCATAACAAATTGACAAAAAAACAGCTTTTCTAATATTTGTTGAATGCACATAATATAATATTTTTTTTATTTTAGGTTCGGTATTATTAATAGCCTTTGTATATTTACTTGAATCAGGTAATACTAAAAGATTTAGTAAAAATTTACTCATTAACTTTGCATTAATATTATTAATATCATTATTCGTCATATATACCTCCTCTAATCATGATGTTTCTTAATGTTGATAATCGGTGTACCCCTTTAGATTCGTTGTACCACCAATCACTATGTCTTTTAGATCGAGGTACTTTAACTCCAAGACTTTGTAAAGCAATAGCAATTTCTTTAAGGGTTGTTTTACCCTCGCTTTTTATTTGTATTATTTTCTGACAAATTTCATCAGCCTTTTTATTAGCATTAGTAACTAATTGTTTAGTAGCAATAGAAGTATCCCTGAGCGGTGTACCTAAACGACTCAGACCTTTGGACGTTTTCACCGCACCGGATTCTAATTGTTCTTTTTTCTCAGCCAAAGCTACTTTAGTTCTCCAGGATATATCCTCAGCTTCTTTCTGCGCTACTGAGCATAATATAGTTAAGATCATACGACTTGTTGAGCTACTCTCCAGCTCCGGTACATCAAGCGCTACAAGATTGATTTTAGAATCGAGTACCTTACTTAGGAAACTAACATTACGAGCGAGTCTATCAAGCTTAGCTACAACTAATATAGCATTATGTGTTTTACACATCTCCAAAGCTTTAGCCAGCTCCGGTCTATGCCGATCCGATTTCTTACCGGACTCAACCTCAGTAAATATCCCTACTACATTATGCTTAGGAATATTATGTCTAAGGCACCAGGACTCAAGAGCTGTAGTCTGAGCTGATAAACCCAGGCTAGACTTATATTGGTTTTTTGTACTTACTCTTATATACTTAACGACCTTTTGAGTCGCTTTCAATCTTCCCATAGTATCATCTAGCATATAACCT